TGGAATATAGACCTAGAATGCGATGTGAAAACATTGCCAACAGTAGGGCCATTATTCGGGAGTTATAAAGTGCAATTAGATGTGTTCGAATGTCCAATAAGATTATACCAAGGGAAATTACATATGAATATGCTGAACATAGGTATGGACATGGGAGAAATAAAACTACCTCAAATGGAAATGGTAGGACAATATGACCCAAACAATATAAATGATAATATGCAAGTAAACCCAAGTAGTATATTTAGTTACTTAAATATAAGAGGTTTAGGAAGAACATATAACGATAGGCTAGGTGATGTTACTAGAAAATTTAATGCAGTACCATATCTGGGATATTGGGAAATTTATAAGCAATATTATGCAAATTTATCTGAAGAAAACGGATATTATATTCATCAAAATGATTGGAGTAATGAATGGGAAACAAGTGGAGCAGGAATGATAAATAGTAACACAGGGTCATATACAAGTATATCGTCAGCAGGAGGTGCAGCAGTAAACTTAGGGAATAATACTACATTACTTATAATATGTTCATGGTATAATTCAGGAGATGTAGAAGGAGAACCGAATCCAAATAATATACAAATAAATGTAGCAGGGTCATTAATAAATATAACAGATATGTTCAGTAGTGTAATATGGACACAAACAGGTACAGCAGGTGGAGGAATATATTGTACAGGTTACCAAGCAAGTCCACAAGGTAACTATACATGTACGTTAACAAATGGAACAGTAGTAGAAAATATAATTGAACCGGGAACAGGAATCCCACAGGTAAAAAGATTTCCTCTAACGAATATAGATGAAATGAAAGAGGATATATTACAAGCAGTAGCAAGTCCAGCTGCTTTTAATTTAGACTATACTAGTCAAGCGCCATATGGCCCCCCTTTAGATACAGTAAACGGAGCAGATAGTGGAGATTATGAAAACGCATATTGTAAAAGTGGACAAGAAGGATTAGGATTAAAAACATATCAAAGCGACTTATTTAACAATTGGATATCTACAGAATGGATAGACGGAACAAACGGAGTAGGGGAGAAATCTGCTGTAGCAGTGGTGCAAAACTCAATAGGTGATGATGTAGTAAAAATGGATGCGCTGAACTTAAGTCAGAAAGTATATGATATGTTAAACAGAATAGCAGTAAGTGGAGGAAGTTATGACGATTGGTTAGATGCAGTATATACGCATGAAAGAGCAAAGAGTGTAGAAAGCCCGGTATATCATGGAAGTCTAATAAAAGAACTAGCATTTCAAGAAGTAGTATCAAATAGTGACACATTAGTAGATAATGAAAGTCAACCACTAGGAACATTAGCAGGAAGAGGAAAATTGACGGGAAAACATAAAGGTGGAAGAATGAGTATAAAATGCTCAGAGCCTTCATTCTTAATAGGAATAGTATCATTAACGCCAAGAATAGACACAAGTCAAGGTAATAAATGGAACATGAATTTAAAAACTATGAATGATTTCCATAAACCTCAACTAAGTCAGATAGGATGGCAAGATTTAGTAACAGACCAATTAAGTTGGCAAGATACAGTAATAGAAAATAATGGAGATGTAACATATAGTTCAGCGGGTAAACAACCGGCATGGATTAACTACATGACAAATGTTAATGTGACAAGAGGAAACTTTGCTATAGAAACAAAGGAGATGTTTATGACATTAAATAGAAGGTATAAAAACAGTGACCAAGGGATAGAAGATTTAACAACATATATAGACCCTTCATTATACAATAATATCTTTGCACAAAGCGCATTAGATAGTCAGAATTTTTGGGTACAAATTGGCTTAAATATGACGGCAAGAAGAAAAATGAGTGCTAAAACAATACCTAACTTATAAAATAAATAAAAAATGTATAAAATACCAAAATACCATAGAACAAATATGAAAGGAGTGGAAAAACTCCAAGGAGAACCAATTGAATTGAAATTGGAAAGAATATTAAATAATAACGAACCTATAACTGATGGGGCACCGGAAATATTTACAGATAAAAAAGATGGTGTAAAAAGTGCATATAATATTCGGACAGATAGATGGGAAATTGCAACAGAAGCAATGGACAAAGTAGAAGCAAGTAAGATAGCAAAGAAAGATGCTCAAGCGAAAGGAAAAGAAGAGAAAGCTAAAGCAGAAAAAGAGGCTAAAGTAATAAATCTGAAAGCAGAAAAAGTTGGGGAACCCAAGTCAACAAATGGCACGAGTGATTCCTAATAAATAAAAATAAATGGGGGAGAAATCCCCCTTTATTAGAAACAAGTGGTACGCATCTGTACTTATATATCAAGTAAATAGAAACGCTTTGAAAAAGCGCGAAAATAAAAATTATGAAAGAAATAAGAGAAATACAGAAATCAACAAAAGAAGAAAGTAAAAAAGCAATAGAATTAATAGAAGACTTAATTCACTTCAATCACAGAAATATAGATGAATACACAAGATATAGAATGATGAAAGCTTGTGAAATAATAAAAGAATATAACAAATTAAATAAAGAATAAAATGGGATTTTTTAAAGATAATGGAGGAGCATTAGCAACACAAGGAATAGGAATGTTGTACGACCAATTGACTACGGGTCAACAAATGGATAATCAAATAGAACTGATGGGAGTACAGAATCAATATGAACAAAATTTGATGAACCAACAAATGCTAAATCAAGCAACATTAAATCACCAAGGGCATGAGCTTCAAATGGATATGTGGAACAAAACGAACTATGGTGCACAAATGGAACACATGAGAAAAGCGGGATTAAATCCGGCATTAATGTATAAAAGTGGAGGTCAAGCGGGTCAGACTGGAAGCCAAACCGGAGGAAATGCTAGTAAAGGAAATGTAGGGTTAGGAATGGCACCAAAAGCACCACAATTCGAGTTATATGGAGCACAAGCTAAATTAATGGAAGAACAAGCAAAGGACATAAAAAGTCAGAGATCTAAAAGAGATGGAGTAGACACTGAATTGACAAATGAAGAAATACAAAATAAAGCAGTAGATACAGAATTAAAAGACCTAAAAAGAAAAAGAGAAAAAAAAGGATATATAGATGGGAATAACTTTGCAACTGCAATGAATGTGATAGGAAAAGACCCGGTAAATAACCTAGAAGATAGAGAGTGGCTAATGAACAGAGTATATGGATACTTTGGGATAAAATTAGGAACACAAGTATTAAGTGGAATATTAGGAGCGTATAGAGGTTTACTAATGGGAAAAACAAATAATAAAACCTCACCAGGATGGAAAGGTTTCGATACATATGGAAAATATAAAGATAGTAGTAAACCAAGAATGATAGGAAATAATGGTTTATTAGGTAATACAAAAATGGAATAATGTGTTTATATCCAAAACTAATAAAAAATAAAAAGTATGTAGCAAATAAAAAGAATGGGGGAGACGTCCCCCAAGCTACAGATGAAAGAGTACTATGGGTGCCGGCAGGATGTGGTAAATGTATGGAATGCAGAAAACAAAAAGCTAGACAATGGCAAGTAAGATTGTTAGAAGATATTAGAACAAATAAAAATGCAAGATTTGTAACTTATACATTCAGTGATGAAAATTTAAATAAAATAGAAAAAATAGTTACAAAGGAACACAGAGAAACAATAATAGAACTAGAAAAAAAAGGACAATTAAAAGAATCTAAGAGAAAAAATAAAGCAAAATATCTAACAGGATATAATAGAGATAATGAGGTGTGCAGATATGCAGTAAGAAAATACTGCGAAAGATGGAGAAAAAAGTTCGGAAAAACATTAAGACATTGGCTAGTAACCGAATTAGGGTCCAACAATACAGAAAGAGTGCATATGCATGGAATAGTGTGGACAAACGACGATAAATCCATCGTAGAAAAGTGGCAATATGGTCAAGTATACATAGGAACATTCGTAAATGAAAAAACAATTAATTATATAATAAAATATGTAAATAAGGTAGATGAGAAACACAAGGAATATCAAAGTAAAATATTCACGAGTAAAGGAATAGGAAAAGAATACCTAGATAGAAAAGATAGTGAAAAAAATAAATATAAAGAAGAAGAAACAAAAGAAACATATACAACAAGACAAGGAGTAAAATTAAATATGCCAATATACTATAGAAATAAAATATATAGTGAAGAAGAAAGAGAAAAACTATGGCTAAAAAAACTAGATAAAAAAGAAAGATGGATAAGTGGAATAAAAGTAGATATAAGTAAAGGAGAAGAAGAATACTATAAATTACTTAAAGAAATGAGAATGAAGAATAAAAGATTAGGATATGGAAATGATGAAAAGAATTGGGAGTTAAAAAAATACGAAAACGAAAGAAGAAATTTAAAAAGACTAGAAAGGTTAAATAAAAATAGCGCTACTTAGCAGAGATTTCGATAAAATCTCTTTGCTATTCGCGGAAAATAACTAAATTAGCAAAAATAAAAAAAGGGATTAGGGATAAAGGCTTGATTATCAATGGATTAGTAGTTTGTCCGATAATATATAGTATGTAAAATGACACAAGATGTCAATGATACAGCGAAATACAGGCCTCCCCTACCCTACCAAAAAAATTCAAAATGGAGGGAAAAATCAAGAAAATAGGATTAAGAATTGAAGAAATGTATACAAACTTAGATGATATGTATATAAAAGGAAAAATATGGAGTGAAAAGGGAAATCATGGAGTATATGAAATTGGGATGAGTGCAGGAGAATTAATAGAGTGGTTAAATAAAAATAAAATTATAGAAAGACATAAAAAATATATAAACAGTATAACCGAATGAAATTCAAAGAAATAATAAGAAAAATAAAAGTAATAGTAAGGGTAATATTAAAAATAATACGATTTGCAAAATACTTAGAAATAAAAGAAGCAATAAAACAGTATAAAGAAGATAATAATAAAAACCCTTTCGAATATGAAGAACTACGAAAAAAGACAGTGGAAAACAGAGAGCATATATGTAGACAAAGAAACAGGAGAAATAATAATAAGAAACCAAATAAATAACGGAGAATATATAAAAACCAAAACTATAATAAACTATGAAAACAATGAAAACTACAATGTCAAAGAAATCATTATTGAATGCGAACGGAGTAAGCAAAAAAGACTCTTTATCTAAAAACAAAGAATTAATAAAAAGAGTTGATGTAAAAAATTCACCATTTACGATTATAACAGTAAATAAAAAACACTTTGGTGTAATGGGACAGTACAGAATTACAGAAGAAAGTAATAGTATTAAAAAAATAAAAGATGATTTAGAAAAAATTACATGGGATAGAATTATTCAAGTAATGATGATATTAAATGAAAAATTAGACCAAGAGAAACTAAAAAAAAAGTAACCAAATTAAATAAATTAAATAAAAGATGAAAACAACAATTGGAGGAGACCGCCTAGGGTCGGGAAATAAACAAGAAGTAAGTCTAAAAAACTATTCAAGAAGTACACATGACTTGAGTTATATATGGAGAAGTTCTATGAGTAGTGGGACATTAGTGCCGTTCATGAGTGAGTTGGCTCTCCCGGGAGATTCATGGAATATAGACCTAGAATGCGATGTGAAAACATTGCCAACAGTAGGGCCATTATTCGGGAGTTATAAAGTGCAATTAGATGTGTTCGAATGTCCAATAAGATTATACCAAGGGAAATTACAT